TGACGCTTGCCTGTGAAGAATACGGGGCGAGTTTCTTTGCAAACGGGGCCAATCCGGGCGGTGTTCTGGAGCATCCGGGAGTTTTGAAAGACCCGTCAAAAGTGCGTGAGTCTTGGAATTCTGTGTACCGGGGTGTAAATAATGCGCATAAGATCGCAGTGCTTGAAGAGGGCATGAAGTACCAGCAGATAGGTATCCCGCCGGAAGAAGCACAGTTTCTTGAGACAAGGAAATTCCAGATCAATGAGATCGCAAGGTTATACAGAATACCACCGCATATGATAGGTGACCTTGATAAATCGAGCTTTTCCAATATTGAGCAGCAGTCTTTGGAGTTCGTAAAATACACACTTGACCCGTGGGTAATCCGGTGGGAGCAGTCCTTACAGAGATCACTCCTTTTGCCGGGAGAGAAAGGAAAGTATTTTATCAAGCTGAATGTGGATGGTCTCCTCCGTGGGGATTACCAGTCAAGGATGAACGGCTATGCGGTTGGAAGGCAGAACGGATGGTTTTCTGCCAATGACATCCGTGAGATGGAGAATATGAATCCAATCCCAGATGAAGAAGGAGGAAGCCTGTATCTTATTAACGGTGCTATGACAAAACTTGCAGATGCGGGTGCATTTGCTGAGAAGGATACCGGACAGACACAGGAAGAGAAAAAACTCCCTGCACAGGAAAACAGCAGAAAGAGAGGTAAACGATGAAGCGGAAGTTTTGGAACTGGATAAGGAATGAAGATGAGAGCGTGCCTGACATGGAAAGGACGCTCTTTTTAAATGGCATGATCTCGGATGAAACATGGTACGGGGACGAAGTCACCCCGCAGCTTTTCAAAAATGAACTGAATGCCGGAAATGGAAATATCACGGTGTGGATCAATTCACCGGGCGGTGATGTGTTTGCAGCAGCCCAGATCTATAACATGCTCCGTGATTATAAGGGAAGTGTGACGGTCAAGATTGATGGTATTGCAGCTTCAGCAGCATCCGTGATCGCTATGGCAGGAGATACGGTCTGTGTATCCCCGGTGGCTATGATGATGATCCATAATCCTGCAACGATGGCAATGGGTGAGGCGAAGGATATGCAGAAAGCAATCGCCATGCTGAATGAGGTCAAGGAATCTATCCTGAATGCCTATGAATTCAAGACGGGGCTTACCCGTGCAAGGCTCTCACACATGATGGATGACGAGACCTGGTTCAATGCAAAGAAGGCGGTGGAGCTTGGCTTTGCGGATAAGATCCTTTTTGATTCCGATGAGGATGAGAAAAAGAAAAAGCCGGATGAGCCGGAAGAAAAGCCGGAGAAAGGAAGCAATGGAGAGAAAGGGGACGGAGAGGGCGATAAGGACAAAAACGGGAAAAAGAAGCTCCCGTTCCAGCAGGATTCCATGATGTTTTCCACCAAGGCGATGAATGAGTCGTTCCTTTCCAAGGTGTCCGATAAGGATGCCATGATACCGGTCAACCAGTTGGAGAAGAGACTGAGTCTCTTAGCACATTAAGGAGGATATGAACTATGAGTAAGATTTTAGAATTAAGAGAAAAGAGAGCGAAGGCATGGGAAGCTGCAAAGGCATTCCTCGATGCCAAGAGAACACAGGAAGGTTTTGTATCTGCAGAAGATGCAGCCACCTATGACAAGATGGAAGCGGATGTCGTAAATCTTGGAAAAGAGATCGAGAGACTGGAAAGACAGGCTGCCATTGATGCAGAGCTTGCAAAGGCAACAAGCACCCCGATCACAAACCAGCCGCATGCCGGAACTGGCGGGGAGGTAAAAACAGGAAGGGCAACCGATGAATACAGAAGAGCGTTCTGGAATGGTATGAGAAACAAAATGTCATACGAAGTACAGAACGCTCTTTCTATTGGTACGGATTCCGAGGGTGGATATCTTGTGCCGGATGAGTATGAAAGAACACTGGTGGAAGCCCTGAATGATGAAGTATTCTTCCGTAATCTGGCTACTGTTATCAAGACATCGAGCGGTGACCGTAAGATTCCAATCGTCACATCAAAGGGTGAGGCAGCATGGATCGATGAAGGAGGTCAGTTTACAGAATCCAATGACAGTTTTGGGCAGACAACCATTGGTGCTCATAAGCTGGCAACCATGATCAAAGTTTCAGATGAGCTTTTAAATGACAGCGTGTTTAATATCGAACAGTATATTTCCAGGGAGTTTGGAAGAAGAATCGGTGCAAAGGAAGAAGAAGCATTTTTCATCGGTGACGGAGCAGGAAAACCTACAGGTATTTTCAACGCAACAGGCGGTGCTGAAACAGGAGTGACAGCTGCAAATACCACCATTACGTTTGATGATGTCATGGATCTTTACTATTCCCTTCGTGCTCCATACCGTAACAAAGCGGTATGGCTTCTGAATGATTCGACCGTTAAGGCGATCAGAAAACTGAAGGATGGAAATGGAAATTATATCTGGCAGCCCTCTGTAAGGGAAGGAGAGCCGGACAGAATCTTGAACCGTCCTTACCGTACATCCATTTATGTGCCGGAGCTTGCAGCAGGAAAACGTGTGATGGCATTCGGTGATTACAGTTATTACTGGATCGCAGAACGCCAGGGCAGAAGTTTCAAGAGACTGAATGAGCTTTATGCTACAACGGGACAGGTTGGATTTCTCGCTTCCGAGCGTGTTGACGGCAAGCTGATCCTGTCTGAAGCAGTGAAAACACTCGATGTGAAAGCTGCCGGAAAGTAGGTGGACTGAATGTTTGTAACGCTTGAGGAAGCCAAAGGGTATCTGAGGGTGGATTCGTCAGACGAGGATAGTTTTATCCTCGGTCTGATGGAAACTGCAAATGCCCTGATTAAAAATGTAACAAGACGGACTCCGGCGGTACTTAAGAAGCATGAAGCAGTTGTGCGGACAGCGGAGCTGTATGTGATCGCTTATCTTTATGAGCACAGAGAGGAAGCTGACCATAAGACCATGACGGAGACCGTGAAATATCTGCTCTTTGGCATACGGAAGGAGAAATTTTAATGATCGAACTGATGCGTGACCGGATCACGATCCAGAAAAGTTCCGTGAAAACAGATAAGATCGGAAACCATGCGGCAGTCTGGGAAGATGTGTATTCCTGTGCTGCTTATGCCAATAACCTGTCAGGAAAAGAATACTGGGCAGCAAAGCAGTTGAATGCCCAGTCTGAACTGGACTTTATTATCCGGTACTGCAGTGAGGTGGCAGCCCTGGACAGCGAGCATTACCGCATCAGGTTTCGTGGGGATCTTTATAATATTACGTTTATTGATAACGTGCAGTATAAAAACAAATCCGTCAGGATCCGTGCGGAACGGGTCAAACGGTGAGGTGAATTGAAGATGGCAAAGAAAATCAAAGCAGATGCCCTTGCATCGGAAGTCATGAAGGAGCTGGACGATTATTCCAGTCTGACTACGGAAGTGATGAAGAAGGCGGTCAGGAATGCCGGAAAAACAGTCCGGGAGGAGATCGCAGACACAGCACCGAAAAAGACCGGAACTTATGGAAAAAGCTGGGCGGTCAAAAAGACCGGGGAAGACAGTAAGTCCCTGCAGGTAACGGTACATTCCAAAAACCGATACCAGATCGCTCATCTCCTGGAGCATGGACATGCAAAAAGGGGAGGCGGCCGGGTAGCAGGAAGACCGCATATTGCACCTGCAGAGGAGAATGGAATCCGGCAGCTTGAGGAAGAAATCGAGAGGGGGATCCGGAATGGATGATCTGGTTAAGATGATGGAAGAAACAGGACTGCCATTTGCCTACGACCACTTTGAAGAGGGGGAAGCAGCAGAGCCACCGTTTGTATGCTATCTTCTTCCGCAGAGTAATCATTTTTCTGCGGACGGGAAGGTGTATCTGAAGATTACGGAAGTCCATATCGAACTGTATACCGACTGTAAGGACTTGTCGGCAGAACAGAAAGTAGAAGCCGTGCTGGATAAGCAGGGTATTTTTTATGAGAAATCCGAGGTATGGATTGAAAGCGAGAAATTGTATGAAGTCCTGTATTCATTTGAGATGGAGGTTTAGACATGGGAAATAAAGTAAAATATAATCTGAAAAATGTCCATGCAGCAAAGCTGAAGGAAACAGTGAGCAGCAGCGGTGAGACAACATTTTCTTATGAAAATCCAAAGGCAATCCCCGGAGCAGTCAGTATCAGCTTGGATGCGGAAGGGGAATCCACACCGTTTTATGCAGACGGTATCGTATATTTCCGTTCCGTGACCAATAACGGATACAGTGGTGATCTGGAAATTGCACTGATCCCGGAGTGGTTCCGGACGGAGATCTTACAGGAGAAGCTGGATGGAAAAGGCGTGCTTGTGGAAAGTACAAACATCGGGGAAAGTGTAAAATTTGCCCTGTTATTTGAATTTGACGGGGATGTGAATAGTATCCGCCATGTGATGTATAACTGTACGGCATCCCGCCCGTCCATCGAATCCGAAACAAAAGAGGATACGATCGAACCTGGAACGGAGAAGCTGTCACTGACGGCTGATCCGAGAAGTGACGGACTGGTAAAGAGCCGTACCGGAGATACCACGGATGCAGCGACATATGCGAACTGGTATAAGTCCGTATATATTCCATCAGAAACAGAAGAAAGCAGTGCGAAAGGATAAGGTGAAAGGATATGTTAAAAAGAGAAATTGAAATCTGTGGGAAAAAGATCCCGTTCCGGTCATCTGCGACCGTTCCGAGATTATACCGTGCAAAGTTCAAGAGGGATATTTTTAAGGATCTGTCGAAATTGGAAAAATCCTATAAGTGTAAGACCGAGGATGGGGATGAGTTCCAGATTGATGACCTGGAGATCTTTGAGAATGTTGCATATATCATGGCCTACCATGCGGATAACAGCATCCCGGCATCCATTGATGACTGGCTGGACCAGTTTGATATGTTTTCCATCTATGAGGTACTGCCTCAGATCCTGGAACTGTGGGGCGATAATCTTGCAACAGAGGTGGCAGCAAAAAAAGGCCTTGCAGAAGTGAACGGGAAATGACAACACCGCTGTTCCTTCTGCGCAGCGTAGAGATTGGAATATCTATATCGGATCTGGATCTTCTGACGGTGGGGCTGGTGATCGACATGTGGACGGAAAAAGCAAATGATGGCGTGAAATATAATAAGATCGCCACGCAGGATGATTTTGATAAATTCTGATAGCAGCATCAGAAAAATCATGTTATTATGATATTGTATAATTTCTGTTTGAAAGAATACAGAAATTATTCTCCACTCCTGAGAAAATAATTATGCAGGGATAATCCTTGGAAAATATTCTATGGATTCAGCTTAGAAGGTGACAAAAAGTGTCCGCTATCTTCTGCAGGTTGTTTAATGGAATCAGGAAGAAAGGAGGATAACTATGGCTAAGAGAAAAGGAGTATCCGGTAAAACTCATACGAAACAGCAGCTTAATGATTATGCCAATCAGAATAATCCGAATAATAAGGCATGCCGGGCGAGAAGAACAAACGAAGGAAAAGCCCGAAAAACAGGGAATCACTTTGACCGGGATATGATTTATTATGAGCCGGATTTTGGCTTTGGCTGGTGTGATGACTAGGAATCTGAGAAAGGCAGGTATTTGTATGGGAAACTTTTTTTATAACCTGTT